TGTAGAGGCTGCGCACCTTCGTGGGCCGCAGCACGACGACGCAGTCCACCGAGGGGCAGTCCCAACCTTCCGTCAGCAGCATGGAGTTGCAGAGCACGTTGTACTTGTCGGCTTCGAAATCCGAAAGCACCTGTCTGCGGTCGGCGCTCCGGCCGTTGACCTCGGCGGCGCGAAAGCCTTTGGTGTTCAGCAGATCGCGGAATTTCTGGCTCGTCTTGATGAGGGGCAGGAACACCACCGTTTTGCGCCCGGCACAGCGTGCTGCCATTTCGTCAGCAATTTGGCTCAGGTAAGGGTCAAGAGCAGTGCCAAGCTCGCCTACGGAATAATCGCCGCTGCTCATGCCCACGGCGGAGATGTCCAGCTTGAGGGGGACGGTCTGGGCCATGATGCGGCAGAGGTAGCCGTCTTTGATGGCATCGGTCAGTTTGTACTCATAGGCCAAGCTGTCGAACACCTCGCCGAGGTTTCGCATATCGCCCCGGTCGGGGGTAGCGGTCACGCCCAGGACCTTCGCACTGCCGAAGTAGTCGAGGATGCGGCGGTAGCCGTCGGTGATGGAATGGTGGGCCTCGTCGATGATGATAGTCCCGAAGTAGTCCCGAGGAAAGCGCTCGAGTCGTGCCGGCCGCTGTAAGGTCTGGACAGAGCCGACCACCACCCGATACCAGCTGTCGAGGCAGGTGGACTCGGCTTTTTCCACCGCGCTGACGAGGCCGGTGGAGCGCTGAAGCTTGTCTGCCGCCTGTTCCAGCAGCTCGCCCCGGTGGGCGAGGATGAGCACCCGGTCGCCCGCCCGCACCTGATCGGCGGCGACGGAGGCGAACACGATGGTCTTGCCGGTGCCGGTGGGCAGCACCAGCAGGGTGCGGAGACGGCCATTTTCCCACTCGGTGTGGATGCTCTTCCGGGCGGCTTCCTGATAGGGGCGCAGAGCCTGTTTTTCTCCCATCAGAATGCCCCCTGCGTCCAGCCCTGAGAGGGCGCGGCTTTCTCTTCAGGCGGCGGCAGGAAGCGGATGACTTCATTGCTCTGGCCGGGGTCGCCGCTCTTCTTGACGTAATCGTGGACGCCCAGCTTGCAGCGGCCTTTGGCGCCGACGACCTCGTTCCAGCGGGGGCGGAAGGTGTCACCCTTCCTGCACTGGCCGATGCTCTCGAAGAACGCGCCCAGCAGGCCCTGGGTCTTGGTGTGGAGGTAGAGGCGGTGGGTGACGGTGGTATCGCCCAGAGCGCCGCCGAAGATCTTCAGCGTCAGCTTTGCCATCGAGCAGGGCGGCAGTTTGGCGCTGCCCTCGAAGCGGGCGCGCTCCATCCCGGTGACTTCAAAATAGTATTCGCCCTCGGGCAGGAGCACGAAGTCCTGCGAGACGTTGGTAAATTCGTCGTCCCAGCCAAGAGCGCGGTCGGTAGTGGTATTCATGTCAGCCATAAGTATTCTCCTTTATAATAATGTGTGAACCTCTCAGTCTGCCTGCGGCAGCCAGCTCCCCTGTCAGGGGAGCCTAAGAGGAAGAAATCAGAAAGGCAGGTCCCGGTTGTCCAGCACCATCTGAAGCACCTGCGGCCATGCGGCCACGAGACAGCCCTCCACAAAGTCGGCGGGGTAGTCCCGGATGGGCATATCTTCCGGGAAATAGCCCCGCTTGCCCACAACGAACTGCAATTCTTCGGGGGTGACGTTGTTGGCACTCATCAGCGCGGCCAGCTTTTCGGGGACGCCCAGCGCCATGAGGTCGGGCGTCAGCAGGGCTTCGGGGACAGTCTCCCGGGGCGATTCCGGCTGAGGCTTGGGCTGCGGTGCCGGTGCGGCCGGTGCGCTGGGAGGGGGAAGAAGGTCCTTTTCGGCGGGTGCTGCGGGCTTCGGGGCGGCAGGCGGCGCAGAGGCCGGACCGGTGATGCAGTGGGCGATGCTGGCGTAGTCGAAGGGGACTTCATCGGGCAGGCCGAAGCGGTTCTTGGCGTCCCAGCAGGCGTGGTGGGTGGTGTAGAGCACCCGTTTGCCGCCGGTGGCTTTGTTCTTGGCGTTGGGGCTGCTGCCGCTCTTTTCTACGATGGTCTGGTAGTTGGCGAAGAGGAGCATATCGCACCACTCCCGTAGGAGGGGTTCAGTCTGCTTGGTGGTCTTCATGGTCCAGCGGTCATAACTGCCCGCCGCGTCCGGCTGCTCGAACTTGGTGATGGCGGCGTGGGCGAGGATCAGCACATGGTGGCCGCTGTTCAGCACCTCCTCGAGGGCGTCGAGAAGTCGGCCGAACTCCTCCTTTACGTAGGTGTAACCCTTGCCGTAGCCGAAGCCCTCGAGGCCGTCCACCTTGGCTTTGGCGCAGATGGCGTCGATGGCCAGACGCTCGGCCCAGTCGGCGGTGTCGATGACCAGCGTACCGCAGGGGATTTCGCCCCGGGTGACGGCCCGCACCTCGTCCAGCAGCATGGCCCAGCTGGTGGGCTGGGGCAGGCGGGCAACATTGAGCCGTTTGGTGCCGCCCTCGGTGTCGATGAAAACGGGGTTCGGGAAGTGAGAGGCAAATGTGCTCTTGCCGATGCCCTCGGGGCCGTACAGTACGACCTTGACCGGGGTGTTCAAAATGCCGGTGGTGATGGAATAGCTGCTCATCAGAAAGCTCCTTTCGTCCATGTTCTGGTCTGCGTGGGTGCGGCGGACAGGACAGGCAGGTCAGCACCCTTGACCATGCCGTCCTCAATGATGATCTGGCACTCGCTGCCGGTGGAGACGCGGGTGGCGATGGCCTGCAGGCCCTCCGCTTCGAGCCAGTGTCCGAACTCTTCCAGCGTGGTCATGTCCATCTGCTCGAGCTTGTCCAGAAGGACAAAGCCGCAGTCCGGGTTGAGCCGCCGGACGATGGCCGCGGCCACCCGGAGCTGGTCGCTGCCGGACATATCCCGCCAGCGCTTGCCTTTATAAGTAAGAGCGCCGTCCTCCACACTCAGCTCCGGCAGGGGCAGGTCGGCACCGTTCAGCAGGGCCAGACGCTCTTTGCGCTTCTGCTCGATGGCATCCGTAAGCTTGTCGTAGTCGCTGGCGTACTTGGCGGCTTCGTCCTCGGCGCGGGCTTTTTCGAGGTTGACCCGGACTTTCCGGTTCGTCTCCTCAATGCTCTGGATAGAGGCTTCCAGTTCGGCAGTGGATCCGTCCTGAAGCTGGTCAACGGTCTTTTCTGCATTTTTTCGCTGGTTGAACAGCTTGGTGTGCTTGGTGTCCAGCTCTTCCCGCAGCTTTTCCAGTTCCTCAATGCGCTCACGGGTGCGTTTCAGTTCGTCCAGACACTGTTGTTCCTGCCGGGCCAACTCCTGCGCCTGCTGCCGCAGACGCTGATTCTCCCCGTTCCGGGCCAGAATATCCTGCTGCTGGCGGATAAGGTCAGAGGCGCTGAGAGGCTGTTCGGGAGCATCGGGGTAGGAGATAAGCTCGTCGGCAAAGTTCTTTTTCTGCTGGGCCAGCTGGCCGGTGAAGGTGCGCTTGTCGTAGATGCTTTTGATCTCCATATCCCGGAGATGCAATTCATTCCCGATGCCGATGATACGCAGCAGGATGTCAGCCTTTTCCTTGTCGCTGGCCTCCATGAAGCGGGGCAGATCGAGGGCCAGCGGCTCGACAAAAGCATTCAGCAGCTGCTGGCCGCTGCGGCGGCCGGTGGGGTCGGTGACGGTGAGGCTGCTGTTCTTGCCCTTGCGCTCCACAACGACCCCGTTGGAGAGAGTGACGCGGAGGTGGGCGGGAGCGACGGCACCATCCCGCTGGGCGGCGTTCGGGCGGAATTTTTCGCCGCCAAGCGCCCATGCCAGCGCGTCGAGAACGCTGGTCTTGCCCTGATTGTTGTTGCCGCCTACGAGGGTGAGACCGGTGGGCGCAGGAGTGAGCGCAACGGCCTTGATGCGCTTGACGTTTTCGGCCTCGAGGGCCGTGATCTTTACAGACATCTGGATACCTCCCCTTGAATCTGTCCTAATGTGCGTACGAACTGATCGATCGCGTTTTCCCGCTGTTCACCCGGCAGCTTGCCGAACAGCGGCTTTATGGACTGCGCGAGATTTGTGATGGAGCGGCCGGCCAGAAGGATGCTGTCGTAGGCGTCGCGGGCGTCCTGCTCCTGTGTGGCTTTGTAATCGGCGGTCATGCCGTCGGCCATTTCCTTGGCCTGCCGGACGACTTCGTCCTTGTCCACCACAGCTACGATGGGCTGCTTCCGGGCGGCTTCGGCCTCGGATCTCCACTTGTCGGCGTGACGCTTGGCCGCTTCGGCTACCTGACGGGAGCCTTCCAGCTGGCTCTCGGCGGTTTTGGCACGCTGCTCGGCCTTGGTCTGCATCTTCCATGCTTCCTCTTCCCGGGCTTCGGCGGCGTCTAACCGGCTTTTGAGCTGATCGTTCTGTTCGGTCAGACCTTTAATGTCGGCGTGGGCGGCTTCCAGCTGAGCATTGGCGGTGTTCATTGCGTCCCGCGACTCCTGCTCCTGAATGCAGGCGCTCTTCAATCTGGCCTGCGTTTCGTTCAGCTTGTACTCTTTGGCCTTGAGCTGGGCTAAAAGCTCCTGCACCCGCTGGCTGTCTCCGGCGGCTTCGACCAGCTGCCCAGCGCAGCCGCTGCGGGCGATGAGGTTCAAATCTTTGCGGGTCAGCTCGGGCAGCTGTTTTAATTCCGCCAAGTTGGCGGAATTAAAAGCTTCGCCGTTCTGAATCATCCGCCGGACGCTTCCTTCGCCTAACCCCTTGCTCTCATACCACTTTGTCCATGTACCGCCGCCATACCGGCCGGCCTTGGCAGTCAGAGCGTGGATCCGGGCGAGGTAGATGCAGGAAATCAGATACTCGTCCTGCGCTGCGCCATAGTGCAGATCAAACTGCTGATCGGCGTCTGCGGCCTGCTGGGACAAATCGCCCAGAGCGGAGAAGTCAAAGGTGGGGACAGCTGCGGATGCAAAAGAAGTCTCCGCAGGAACAACAGGGGCCGATGCGCTGCTCTGCGGGGACAGCGCGGGGGTCAAGCCGTTTGCAGCCGCCTCGCTCGCCGAGGTGGTCGGTATTGCCGCCGCCGAACTGCTGGCAGCAGGGCTTGTCATGGTCGCAGCAGCATCCGCATTCTGGGCAGGTGTACATGAGAAAATCTCCTTTGCTTTTTTGATGTCAGCAAGAATCTTTTCCATTTCCTGCTGCGGTGTCATGTCCTTGCGGCTACCATTCGGAGTAAAGAACTGACCAAGCAGCTCTCTTTTTGCGGCAACGCCTTTCAGATTCTGGGTGCAGGTGATAGTCAGGCAGTAACGGCCATCAGATCCATAGTCCGATGCACGAATATCTTTGGAAAACGAGCCAAAAATCTCTCTGTCTGGATAAGTGTCTTTGATCCATGCGGAGACCTGAGACAGAAAGTCGAAGTCCAGACTATGCACTCGACAAGTGCATTTATCCTTGATAGAGCCAGCGAACTCTGACGCATAGGTGAGGGTCTTGCTCATCCGGCATTCGTAGCCCTGAGTCTCCCGGCTGACAGTTCTAGCACTTTCATCCCATTGATAGTTTCCGTATGGCATGGCGTAGGGGCATCCCCAGCACTCATGGCCGGGTGCATAGCCGGATAGGCGGTTGCCAGTGGTACTGGCATCGGTGGATTTCTTCACTCGCCGTCCGCATTTGCAGATATAGGTGGTCATACCCGCACCTCCAACTCCTTCAGGCGGTCAAGCATTTCGGCCTGCAGGTCTTTGTTCAGGGGCTGGAAGCGGTTATTTCGCCAGCCGTAGCAGAGGATAGTGCCATAGATGGGCTGGCCGCGATAAGTACGGTTCAGGCCCTTGCCGTAGATGGCGTACACCAGCACCGCCGGGGTGCGGGGCAGAACTTTCTGCTCGCAGGGACACTGCAAAAGTGCTTCCATGCCCTGCAGCGTGTCCGGCAGGGTGGTCACGACCGGGTCTTTGTCCGGCTCGATAAGAATACCTTTCATCTCTTGTAAAAACCTCCAAAGTGTGTTATCCTTCGGGGTGATGGGGGTTCAAACTCATCATCCCTTTGCAGGCTCGTCCGTGTTGGTAGCGCGGACGGGCTTTTTGTTTACTCGTCATGTGGCTCACTCCAGCACAAGGCTCTTGACATACGGCAGCCAGTCACGCCAGCATGGCTTGGAAAGACCGCGGTTGACAGCGTAGTAATAGGCTGCATTGCTGATTTTGGAAGAGCCTTTCAACCGCTGCTCTTTGACCATGCAGTTCACCTGATTGCGGGACAGGCCCATGCCCATCAGGAGCTTTTTCATGCGCTTGGTCTTCATGCGTCCCTCCGGTTCTGCCGGCACTCCGGCTCTTCGTTGCGGGCGTGGCGGCGGTCGATGTACTTGCGGCGCTGAGTCTCGCGCTCTGCGGCATGGTCGCCCAGCCGGGCAAAGAACAGCGCCAGCAACAGCAGCATCATCGCGGTGATGAAGTCGGTGTCGGAGATGACGCCGAGGGCTTCGATGCTGCCTGCAAAGCCAAGTGCGTACAGCATCCCGACGGCACCGCTGGCCACCGCCAGCCAGTACCAGACGCCAGATTTGATCCTCATGCGGATGCCTCCTTTGCAATTTGCGGGAAGAAATACTCCCCGATTTTCTCTTGCGGGATATGGAGCACCTGACAGATAGCAGTAATTTCCCTCGGAAGCCAGCAACCGCTGTCTTCCGGCGCGTTCAGGCGCTTGCTCAGTGTACGGTCACAGATACCCGCCAACACAGCCAGCTCCTGCTGCTCCAAGCCTTCGTCTTCAATGAGGCGGCGGAGCTTGAGGTAAGGTTTCTTCATCGTGCTGCCCTCCCCTCTCACGCTGCGCCGCCGGGACGGCTGTCCATCTTCTTGAGGCTGTTGACCAGGTTGATGCTGCGGGCGGCAGTCTCCATCTGATCAAAGTCTTCCGGGGCCATGCCTGCGCACATATCGTGGAGGCGGACGAGCCGGGTGGCTTCGTCCACGGTCAAGCCGTAGGCGGCGGGGTTAAGTGCAGACTTCTTCATAAAAAAATCACTCCTTTTTCTCGGTGGTGAAGATGTCGGTCCTGATCTGGTCGAACGCGGGCAGGCCGTCAAGCTCTTCGGTTTCGCGGTCAGGCTGTTCCCATTCTTCGGGTGTGCGCGGGTAGTGATCCATGTGGTTCACCTCCTTTCGCTGAGATTGTGTTGCAGCATCAAAGCCGTCTTCGAGTTTTGTGCTGTGGCTTCATTTTACTGCAAGGAAAATGGATTGTCAACACACAATGTGCAAAAATCTTCATTTTTTGTGTTGACAGCACAAAATCAAAAGCGTATACTAACATCAGAACGAAAGGAGGCGAACAAAATGACTGTCGGAGAACGAGTGAAAGAAGTTCGCAAAGAAAATGGACTGTCTCAGGAGGAATTTGCTCATAAGCTTGGGTTTGATACTCGTGGAGCGATTGCAAATATTGAACTGGAACGTACGGAAGCATCTGATAAGCTACTTTCTCTTATAAGTAATCTTTTCGGTGTCCGCGAGGAATGGCTGCGCACCGGTGAGGGTGAGATGATGGCGGCAGATACCCAGTCGGACAAGATTGCCGCGTTCCTTGGCGACCTGACCCGGGATGACGATGACAATTTCCGAAAGCGCTTTGTCGAGA